GCTTTTTAAGTAATCCCCGATGAGATCGGCATTAGTGGCGCAATGCCACACCCTTTCAAGGAGTGCCACCCCCCTTCCGATCAGGGTGGCTTAGATTCTGTATGACATTCCAAACAGACCTACAGAGAGGTTTGGAGGTAGAGGAAAGGGTCTTGGCTATTCTACGAAAGAAATACCCTTGTGCGACCCTTGTAAACGCTTTTAAGGGGTACGATATATGGATACCAGAGATAGATAAATCTGTAGAGGTGAAGTTTGACCCGATGAGCCAAAGAACAGGCAATATCGTTGTAGAGATAGAGATGTATGGGAAAGACTCAGGGCTAATGGCTACCCAAGCTGATTACTGGGTTTTCTACGATGGACAAATGTTTGTCATCATGCCAGTCAAGCACATATTTAAGTGCATCTTCCTAAGTAAACTACAGTATGTAGAATTTATAGGGGAGGGGGATAATCAGATCAAAAAGGCTTTCTTAGTAGATAAGAACACCTTATTCAAGTACGGAAAGATTCTGTGAAAGGTACAAAGCTCTTTCGTCTTTTCGTCTTGTAGTAAGTCCTTTTAGTTCCTTACCGCCTGCCTTATTCCATTTTAAGAACTCCTCGGCAGCACCATCAAACTCACCTCGATTGTGTTTCATCCGAAGGGTAGAATTTTGGAGATTACCGAGTCCAACATTGAAGGCGAAAGACACAAGTGCGCCAAACCGACCAGGAGTAAGCCCACTAGGACATAATCGTTGTACTCCGCTTTCAAACCGCGCCAAATCTTTAACAAGAATTTCATCTACTTCCCCCATCGTTAAGACTCTATCCCATCCGCTAGGGATAGGTAGAGCCTTTCGTTCTGCTAGTAATACTCTAGCATGACTAGGATCTATGACATGACCGACACCAACAGTCCAAAGTAAAGCTGGACACCGATAAGGGGTAGTTTTAACCCCCTCATGGTGTTTAATCATCTCAATGACTTTATGGTCAATCACTTTTTAAAAGCCTGAGTTCCAAACCAAAAAGAAACAACGGATGCCCAAATGATTTGAGTCTCATCATCCCATAAAAGATTAAGAGCTACATCGAATGGCACATCTTTATGGAAGGCAAACCAGAATCCAAACACCTCTACAAAGGCAAACATAAGGAATAGACCATAGGTAATTGCCGGTCTTACCATTGCCCTAGAGTTGATAACCCATTGTGCAGAACCCTTGCTAATCTCTATATCGTGTGCGTACAGGGATTGTCTTTCTTGTACCTGTGTCTGCATTTCTACTTGTTGCGTTTTTATTTCTTCTACATGGGCTTGTGCAGCGTAACCCTTTTCTAGAAGTTCTAGCTCTCTTTCAGTCTGGAGTCTTGCTAGTTCTAGTTCGTGTTTCTTGTCGGACTTGTCTTGGAAGAAACCTAATAGACTAGGCAAACCGCCTGTAAGGAATGAAATAAGGGTAGTAAATAGAGTAATCATTTAAAAGTTCCAATATAAATAAAAAGCAAAAACTATCCAACAAGTTCCAACAACCCAAGCCCACATGAACACATTAAAATCATCTTTCATTTCCACATTCCCCATGTACATTCGTAAGCAACCCAAGCTGCAAATATATAACACAATGCCATAACGCTTTTAATTATTCTTCTATCGTGTTGTTCTAGATACTTGTCTTGCCGTTCTTCCCACTTCTTTCTAGCTTTAATACTTTGTATTTCATCCCACGCCTTTTCGCCATATTTCTTAGATATTTCGTGCTTTATCTTTTCTTCGGACTCCTTAGCTAACATCATCCTTTGGAACTCATCTACAGCATCAATGATGGTAGTGGTGTCAGGATTAACAACCCTTGATTTCTTTCTTGAATCAGCCCTTTCTTTTGCTGTTTTATCCGCTACTGCTAGTACCCCGTCAATTGCCTTACTAAGTTCTTCTGATGCTTTTACAGACTCGTTAAGAGTTTTGGTAACAGTTTTAGCACCATCTATAATTCCAAAAGGGTCTGACATAGTTCATAGGCTTAATTTAATTTCAAGACAAGAGAAAGTAGAATAGCAATAATAAAAGCTGCCGAACCTATTAGGATCTGTTCTAAGCGTTTTAGCCTAGCGTTGATTCCTGTATAGCGTTCAGCACAGACAGCTTCGTGAGCAGACAAAGCTGCCTCGTTTTTATCTATTAAATCAGTCATGGCAAGGTCGCATCTAAGTTCTCAACGGAGTTAACTAACTTGCCATATTTGATTGGGTCAATGTCTGTCATGCTTTACCTTTAGGGTACTTGGTCTTTACTGCTAGACAGTCTGCAATGTACTTGTCAATCTGAACTTGGTCACCCTTTACTACACCATCAATGTAATCGGTGATGGGTGGGTATTCTGATGCTCTTTTAGCAATATAAGCATGGGCATCTACATAAGCCTGTACTGCGGCTTTATCGTATGCAACTTCGTTGCCGTCTGCATCGTAAGCAACATCGCCACGAATGGTGACTACGGATGGGTTTAGTTTAAAAATAATTTCATGGCTCATGAAGCAATCTCCAATAATTGCAATGTTGCTGGGTTATTAGTTGCACCGCCATTCATTGAGCAAGAATTACCAAGTCGTGTTTCCATTTGGATTTTATAAGTGGTAGCAGATGTTGTTGCTGGGCTATCAACACATTGATAAGATGATGGAAAATCACTAAATTGCGTAGCACTTGAAGAAAAAATTAAATTATCTCCCCCATAAACAGCAGTTGAAGCACCTCTAACTATTTTCAATCTTAAGCATTCACTTGCAACAGCGGGTCTTGTTATTCCACCCGAATTAAATAAAATTAATATTCTGCTAGTGGCAGATGTAGGAGTAATTGTTGCAGTAAAACCTACATCAACAAAACTTGTGCTTGTAGTTGAAAAAATACCGCCAGTCATTACTGCACTAACCACTTGCAACACAGAACCAGTAGGTAATGCGGCTTTAGGAATAGATTGACCGCTAGATGCTGTGGTAATAATTGTGCCAGTTTCGTCTGGAATAGTTAAAGTTCTATTACTTGTTATAGCAGATGGAGCAATAAAATCAACATAGTTTGTTCCATTATCTGTATCTTCATACAAACGAACAGCAGATGGAACTGTTGAATTTGCTGGGATTGATAAAAGACCAGATACAACTCTTGCTGATTCCACTCCACCAACAGTCAAGCCTATAGTATCTGCTGCTGGGAAGTAAATACCTGTGTTGGTATCGCCTGTGGTGGTGATAGCTGGTAAGGATACTGTGCCAGCTTGGACTGTGGTAACACCAGTAGCAGATAAAGTTGTAAATGCACCTGTATTAGCTGTTGTAGCACCGATAGGTGTGTTGTTAATCGATCCACCAGAGATAACAGGGCTTGTAAAAGTATTACCTGTAAATGCAACACCAGTAATCGTTCCACCTGTGATCTTAGGCGTAGTCATGGTATATGTGCCATCACGAATACCATCTCCGACATCTCGGATCTGCGCCATCATATCGCGCATAGTATCGTTTACTGCTGATGGGAGCATCCCCTCTGGCGCACCATCTGGAGGTGCTGCTGTGTTATTAGCAGGGGTTAGTGAGTATTTTGTATATGCCATGATTTTCCTTTTACTGTCCTAATAATCCTGCTGTTCCAGAAGGAGCTAATACAGGTGATACTTGTTGTAATTGAGTTCCTAAAGTTCTAGCCAACTCTGGTCTTTGCATCAATAATGCTCTTAGTGCAGCTTGTGCTGGTTGAGTATATGCAGCACCAACAGCAATAGGGGCTAGTAAGGCAGTAGGCTCTATGTATCCAGCACCCAATACCCCAAGACCTGTCATGCCACGATAAGCTGTTCCACTATCGGGCAAATTAGCACCCATTACTTTTTTGGCTGCCTCGGCTGTTTGTTGCATACCAGCCTCACCTCTAGCAAATGCGCCTTTTCTGATTGACTCATCTAAAGCCTTTGTAGCCGACAATAATTGTGCAGGGCTAAATACGCCTTCTTGTGCGCCAACACCACTCGCTGCTCTTTCTACTCGCAAGAACTTAGCAAATGATTGGTTAGCCTTATTTATTTGTTCTGCATACTGAGGGTTTACCCTAGCTAATAGATTGCGGATACTTAACTGAGATTCTTTAATAGCAGACCCTAAAAGTCTTTGGTCTCCATCGGATGATGTAAGGAAGTTCTTAGCCAATCGACCAAGATCGGAGTCAATAGACTTCCATGCTGTTCCTGTAATTTCACCAGACTTCATTCTGTTAAGGATCTTGTCATCTACAATTTTTGCTAATTGATTTGCTCTATCTGTTGGCAATATATTGGTTGCATCTGATGTAATCGCAGCTAAATCATCTAATAATGTATTGTCAGCAGAAACTTTAACTTTACTCAAAACCTTATTATAAGCGTTAGAAATGGCATCATCTGCAAATGTTATTGCTTCTCTGCCAAATAAAGACTTGGGAACTTTCTTACCTAATGGCTCTAGTGTTTCGTTTATAACAGCCTTGTTAAATGTTTCTATAGACCGCTTTTCTGCTGCTGTAACAATATCACCAGCAAAAGGAATACTTTTGGCTGCTTCTTCTAGCCTTTTGGCTGTGCCACCTAGTATCTGTCCTGGTGTAAGTTGAACACCTTGTTCTGCTAGTTTTCTAGCTTCGGCAGATGTTTGTGGTGATAACACACGACCTAATCCAGATAATACTTTTTGAGTTCCTGCGCCTGTTACTGCGCCAAGACCAACTTGTTTTAGTTTTTCTGTAGCAAACTGTTCTGTATCTAATACAGGCTCTAATGCGCCTGCTGCTGCGCCACCAATTGCTGCTTGACCAACAGGAGTTGCTGCTACTCTGCCAATTGCTTGACCTGTAGAAACTAACTGAGGCACTTTTGTAAGAGCCTGAGATGTTCTAGCAACTAAAGATGGTGCTGCTGCTGCTGGCACGATAGTAGCTGCAATATTACCAAGCACTCTCATAAAGTCTGTGCCTTCTTCGCCTCTTGCTGCTCTTTCTTGTTGATACTTTTGTTCTACAGCCTTGTTTAACGCATCTACTTTTTTAGCTTCTTCTGTAAAAAACTTACTTACATCATTTTCTACAGTTCCACCTAAAGATGTAGCCATAGCCAAAGTTCTTGGTAGCATTTGAGCTAAAGAATCTAATGTATCTCTTGCACCTCTTAAACCACCAGTTTTAGGCGCAGAAACCTCAGAAGCCATTTTTTGTTCTGATTGACTTAAAGCATATTGATACGCTTGAACTGGAGTCAATTCTTGTGCTGACTCTACCTCAAACTTACCTCTGCCAGGAATCTCTACATCATAAATAGGCATAGCTTTCCTTATCTTTGTCTAACAATAACACCTGATGGCAATTGAGGGATACCTAATTGCTCTCTTGCAGATGGTTTTGGTTTTTTATCAGATGGTTTTAATGTCAAATCTAATGTTTTAAATGGGTCAACAATAATCTTTGTTGGGTCTAATTCATAAGATGTTGCAATATCTGTATATTGTTTATTAAGATTATCTAGTTGTCCTTTTTGACTTACAACTAACTTCTTAGCAGAATTAACAAAATCATCTCGTTGAGCTTCACCAAGTCTTTCGCCTCTTAAAGCTCTGTTATACATATTTCTAATTTGATCTGGAACACCAGCAGCATTTTGAGCATTAGCAAACTCAGTTTCACGAACAACAGATGCTGGATCTAGAATTTTCATGTATCCAAAGATTAAAGAAAGGTCTCCTGCTGCCGATGGATCTTTTGCTGCTGATTCTACTTTTGCAAATGCTTGTGCGATACCTGTATAGTCTTTAGTTTTGTCTAAATACTGACTTCTTAATGTATTTTCTCTACCAAATGTATCTACTTCTTTTGTTTCTTTTTGTTTTGGAATTTGCTTAACAATATTAAGATTTTCATCCATAAATGCAATAGCATTACCAAGATCAATTTGCTTAAATGGTTTTTGTCCAGCTTTTGCTATTGTTGCTTGATATTCAAGAAACTTTAGTGGATCTTGCATTACTGCCTCTGGAATGATAGCCTCTTGCAACTTAGCAAGATCAAGAGTTCGTTTTGGTGCAATAGGCATTGTTAATGCTGACATTGTTTCAGCAGTAGGCATTTCACCTGTTTCTGTAGGAACAAGACCAAACTGAGGAACTTCTCTTGTAGCACCTTGGATAGCAGCCTGTAGTCTTTGTTGAGCATCTTGTTTTTTCTTTAATTCTCCCAATTGCATATTAGTTACCATCTGCTTTAGACTGCGATCAAATGATTGGTTATAGCCTTCCATGCCTGCGCCTAGTGCGCTACCTAGTATTTGTCCTGTGCTGATAGGTTGTCTTGTTTGTCCAGACTGTCCTAACAATGCAATAGCAGCGTTTAATAGGGCTTGCTGACCAGCACCAGACTGCATCCTTTGTGTTTCAGCAGGACTAATAAACTGAGAGTAGTCTGGTTGTTGTCCGAATAAAGCTGATAGATCAATTGCCATAATTTATCCTAATAAAGAATTTGGATTTCTTGCTCTTTGTAGAGCTAATAAGTTATAAATGCCAGAGTAATCTACTGCACCTTGAGGCATTTGTGTTCTACCACCCATCTGCATTTGTGGCGTTGGTTGTTGTTGTGGTTGCTGACCACCACCCAACAAACCACTAGCAGATCTTAGACCTTGTAGGGCTTGTCCAACACTTATTCCTTGAGATGCTGCACCTAAAGCATTGGATGTTAATCCTGTACCTGCTAATTCTGCTGTTGTATATGCTTGCGATAAATTTTGTGCAATAGCTGCTTCACTTAATCCTTGTGCTGCTAAATTAGCTGCATCTGCTGCCACAAAAGAATCTACACCTGATGCTGTAAGGTTCTGTGCAATAGTAGCCTCATTAAATCCACTAGCTGCTAGGTTAGAGGCATCTGCTGCAAGTGTGTATGGTAAAGCCTGTGTTGCTGCTTGTTCTGCTGCACCAGATAATAATGTTGCGCCTAATGTATCTGCTAAAGCACCTTCTCCGGCTAATGTTGCTAAACCTGTTTCTGTTGCGCCAGTAAATGCTGCTGCTCCTTCTGCACCACCAGCTAATGTTGCAAGTTCTGGCAATAAATAAGGTGCTGCTACTGCTGCTGCAATTGGTGCAACAACTTTATAACCACCTAAAGGATCAATTACTTCTTTTTCAAAAGAAGCGCCTACATCACCAACAGCTTGACCAACATCTTCTACTGCTCCAAGGATGCCACCGCCACCACCTGATGTACCTAATACATCAGAAATAGGGTCTGTGATTGCAGAAACAATGCCACCTCCACCACCGCCTTGAGGTTGAATTTTCCCATCTCCACAATGCTCAAAAGCACCTTGTGGTAGATCAGGAATCTCCATCAATGCACAGGCTCTGTTGTTGAATCTCATAATTTATGTTCCACCAATATTTGTTTTTCTACAAATCCAAGTCGTTTTGTTAGTCGTGCAACAGAGTTTCTAACATATCCCTGTACTTTTGTTGCTCCAAATGCTTTAAACAATAAACACAGTTGTTTGTATTCTTCTTGATTAGTTACAAACTTACCACCATATGCACATATAAAAGCCACTTTTTGTTTCGGATACTGAACAAAAGATATAACTATGACACCTTGTATTTTATCTTGTTCTACACCTACAAATAAATGCAAATGCTCATTGATTAAAGAACTTTTTATATCTTCTACATCATATTCATCGCACTCGCTTTTAGTGAGTGCATCGGCAATATAACCCTCAATAACAGCCCACTCAGACTGTATTTGTTTTGGGCTATATCGCCTTACTAACAATTAGAAGAATCCACCACCTAATAATCCACCGAGTGTTGCACCGCCTAATGCACCATAAGTACCACCGATTTGTGGAAACGCTTGACCTAGTGCATAACCACCTAGACCGCCTGCAATTCCACCACCAAGAACTCCTGCACCACGATTCTGATAGGTAGGAGCATTTGTGGTTTGTGTTCCATAGCTTCCTAATGGAGTGCCATATACCGATGACAGATAGCCTTGTAATTGCTGATAGGGTAACTGTTGTCCAAACTGGTAACGAGCCAATTGCTCTTGTAGAGGTTGTGCAGCGATAGCCTCTTGTTGCGCGCCCACTTGAGCCAATGTCTGAGAAGGTAGGAACTGTTGACCATAGAACTGAGGTGCTAGACCAGCCAACTGAGCTTGTTGCAACTGAGCCTGTTGCTGTAGCCCTCTTTCCTGTTGGTACTGTGTTCCTGCTATATTGGCTGTAATATCCCCTAGAGACCGCCCATAAGCCTCTGTAGCAGTTCCTAATGCTCTTTCCATAGCACCACTACCCAATCGACCAGATCGACTGTAAAGGCTCGATATGCCAGGCAATACTGCTTGGCTAAACTGTTGGGTTAGTGGGCGAGTAGCTGCCTCCATCATCGCTTGTTGGTACGGATTGGCGTTTAAGAACCCACCGGCAGCAGTCTGTCCGACTTGACCTAAAGATGCTTGATAAGCCTGTTGTGCCTGTTGTAGAACAGGAGACTGTTGGCGAGCCAATTGTTCTTGCTGTGCAATAGCCTCAGTCGTAGCAGCCGATGGGCTTACATAAGTCTGACCAGGAAAGAACTCAGGTTGTTGTCCTGTTAAGAATAGACTCTGCGCCCTCTGCAAACCTTGGGTAAGGTATGGGAGTAACGCTGGATCTACTGACGATGTGCTTGTGGTTGTTGCCATAGTTTTATCCTACGATGATGTATTTATAAGTCATGCCTGATACTGTATTAGCTGGATGGCTAATAGTGGCACTTCCGTTGGTTACTGCTGATATATAAGGCATTGTAAAAAGATTACTGGTATAGCCATTCGATGATAGATAACTCATGGTGGCTATGATGCTTGGTGTTGCTGGTCTAGTAGGTGAAGTATCTGTACCAAAATGCTCAATCGTTACACCAATATCAGATGGTCTCCAAGCTAACTCTACATAATCGTTTTTCTCTAAACCAATAAAAAAGTTTAATGAGC